CGGGAATTTTTGTTTATTTTGTTGATAGTACCTACCCCTATTATAATACACTAAAGTGGTGCATGAGTGGATATTGAAACTTTGAACTAGAATATCTTTTACCATGTCTCTTAATAAAATTCTTATCTTCCATAACCTTCAATAATCTTCCATACATTACATGCTTTTCTCTTTGAGCAGTTTCATCAATTCCACCAGCACCAGCAACAAAATCTCTACCCTCGTTAGGATTGTTTTCTACATGATGCCATAATATGTTCACCATATGGTTCAACCATCTTGGAGTGGACAAAGATCCTACCTTTTTTGTTTCCAGTCCTTTAAATTGATTTGATGTATTCATTACATAATCATTATAACTTGTAGTATCACGAGGATGTCTCTTATTGGTATTAGGATTATTTTCTATGAATGCTTTATAATAAACATCATTTATACTTTCACTTGGAAGTTGTTGTGTTCTCGCTTTCCAAATCATTGCTGGAGTTACATGACTCACATCAAAATGAATTTCAGAATGTGGAAATTTTACATCACCACTAGCACCTTGTGGGTGATGTATCACAGAAACCCATAAATTTTGTTGCTTACCTTCTCTGTCTTTAATTGGAGCATGATATGATGTATGAATTACCGAGTGACCATCTACCATTCCATAAGCAGTAAATACTTTTGATGCTCCCTGTGGTAATTCATTATTACCTTTTGATGGAAGTTTAAAAAATTCAAGAAGTAAATTGTTTAACTTTTTCATATAACTTATTTATAAAAGAAAGGGGAGTCTTTCGACTCCCCAATCTTCTTTCCTACTCCCATTGTAGTTATTGTATTTATAAAATTATTTATTCCATGGGAGTTTGCTGTCTACCCATTTCCATAGTGGACCACCGATGAGTGCTCCTGCTACAAATACGACTACTGTGTAAAATACTGTTCCTAATGTACTTGACAAAATTAGTTCCATAATGAAACCTCCTGTTTTTATTTATTCTGTTCCGAAACTGTAACCTGGATCGGTTGGGAACATTCTTACATTATAATTTAAAGGACTGTATATGTTTGTAGAATTATCAGCACTCAGACCCTTTAATACAAATCCCGAACTAAATGAAGCACTGTCTTGTATTTGAAGACTAGCATCTATATCGGTTATTTTTGAATATTTTGGATTTATATAACCGCCACGCACGTAAAATGCTTGATCTGCCTTTGTTTCAATATCCACTCTTCCTTTTTCTAATCTAAAATTTTTAATAAAACACCCATGATAAGCAGTTAAAAATGGATAATCAGGATTAAGTTGAAGAGAATTAGAATTTAACTTTATTGTTTTAAACGTGGATGGTGTAAAACAAGTTTCTGGACCATCATTACACGTTTGATCGTTACCATTTGTCAAAAGATTTAATCTAGAAGTATTAGCAGCAGATCCAAGTGGTTCCATTATTATGGAAACTTCTCCCCACTGAGCACCAGCTTCAATATTAACTATATTATTTTGTCCATTAAAATCTAAATATGCTCCCTCTGTAAATGTAACTTCATTTGAAAAATTAAATATTTCGTGAGAGTTTGTGTTCCAAATGTTAATTAACGTAGAATCTAATGGACCATCAAAAACAACGGCACTCATTGTACCACCAGATCCGTTTGATGTTGCCCCATTGAAATAAATTGTACTTCTTAATGGAAGAACACCTCCCTGATTAGTAATATTATTAATATGTCCATTTAAATATATTTCATTAATTCCATTTGCTGCCATATAAATTACAGCATTACTTGTAGCACCTAACAAACCAGCACCATCATACAAATCTAAAAATCTTCTTGGATATTCAGATGAATTCTCATTATTTGATTTTATTGTTATATTTTTTGCAAAAAAACCAAAATAACAATTTCCGGTTGCTGGATTCTCCACCGTTGGTGATCCTGTTCCGATATCTAAATTATATCCCGGATTTATAGTGAGACTTTTTAATCTCATTGCTGTTGCGCCAGCAGTGTTTCCAAAGTGTAAAAACCCTTTTGGAATATTCACCGGATATGTTGCTGCCCATTTGTCAAAAATTATATCAGCATCAAGATTTGGTTTTGTTGGTGCTGCTGGTGGATTTACAGTGCTCGGTCCAAACAAAGACCAATTGTGTCTGATATTGACGTTACTACCCGATGCTCCTGTCCAATAATATGTTGCCATTTATATCTCCTTTTAATACATCTCAGATAATACGCCAAAAGTATATCCAGAATCTGTTCTATTTATTCTCAGATTTTCATTACCTTTTACATAAATTGGAAGTTGATAAGTATTGGTTTCAAGACCAGAAGTTCTAATTACAAATCCATCATTTACCGTTGGATCATCGTTGATGTAGAGACAAGGAGAATCTGCTTTAATTTCTGCATTTGCTGGATTTAGATATCCACCATTTATTGTAACGGTTTCAACATTTTGATTTCCAGTAATATTTAATGAACCTTTTTCTACTTTAAACTTGTTAACACTACAAGAAACACGATCAACTCCAAGTGCAGGAGAAATATAACCATAAGTAGAGGGAGAATAACTATTGTCTGCAAATTCTATTTCTCCAAACGTAACTCCAGGACATTCACCAAGTTGTCCCATGCAACCCCAAACCCATCCACCTATTCCATAATCTGGATGTTCTCTAAAAAATGCAGTTGTAGTCTCATTATATTTTTCTAATAAATAAGGACCACCACGTGCTCCAATACCATTTGCGACAAGATAACCTCCAGGGGGATTTGTATGTAGTTGTATTTTGACATTTGATATATCACAACCAGTGATACAGCTGACTCCATCATTTCTTCCTGACATTCTAAATCTTGGTTTAGAATGTGTGAAAGTGGCACCTGGAAGCACCACTATAGAAACACCACCAGCACCAGAATATCTAGTGTCTACAGCAAATTGATCATGTACATGTGCTCTCGTTAATCCATATTCCATATCTGGACCCATTAAATATATTACAGCATTAGGCTGTAGAAATGTACCAGAGGTTATTTTTTTAACATGACCATTTATTTTAAGGTTAGCAGTACCATAACCCTGCAATATACCATTGGAATTATTAGTAATGTTGATTGTACAATGTTGTGTAGCACCAGGAACAGCATTATATGGTATTACATTTATAGACGCTCTGCGACCTCCGGTGCTTGTTAGATACACATCATTAGCATAAAATGAAAAGGCACAACATCCCGCACCAGATGCCCATTGTCCTGGACCCCAAAGTTCAGTTTGGTCGCTGTCTATACCGGAACACCATTGACCGGGTATCTGTGCGTAGTAACTAAGACCTTGCCGCCACACTCCAAAGTCATGACAAGATCTATTGTGATCAAAATGAACTGATTTTAACCTAGCAGCAGTGGTTCCGTTTGGTGTCAGAATTGTACCAACAGGAATAGAATCTCCTGAAGGAAAAACATGCAGGGGATTGTTAGGACTACCAAAAAATAAAACTTGAAAATATACCTCATCTCCTGCTTTTGGTGTACTTGGTGCTGCTGGATAACCACTATATGTATTGCCACCACCGCTTCCTTGTCCGGGTGGAACTAAAGTCCAGTTATCTTTATTGTTAACATCAAGACCATAAAACTCTGAATATGTTGCTCCGCTTTGTTCATATTCTTCACAATTAAATATCTTATGGGGTGGCCAAGGTCTGGGTTTACCATTCCATGTTCCTGTTGCTCCTCCTCGCCAATAATATTTTGCCATATGAATCTCCTTATTTTATATATAAAATTGATGGAACAAAAAAAGGATAAGGCATTTGCCGAAAACCTCCGTAGGGTGATGATTGCGGAAGATTCTTCCGAACTAATTCGCACCCCCGCATTTCTCGACTACCTAAAATTTGAATCACGAAAGAGGAAATTAGATCCTTCTTTATTTTTCACACATCCAGAAAAATTCATAAAAGCAATAAGAAAAAAACACTAGTGCCGCAGGGCTTTCGCTACCTTATGGGACTAGGGGGGGATCAACGGGTATGATCCCCCCAACTTTTTATAAATATAGTTATGAGAAGATTTAAAGATATTTTATCGTTAATTCGGGAATCTGAAGAAATTCCAAGAGAACCTTCATATAGTGAAAGAGAGCCTTTAGTTCCTGATTATGGTCATCCACGCCCACGACTTTATTCTTTGCCCAAAAATAAAAATTTAGGATTAGAACTTAGAAGATTATACAGAGAAACAGGAACAAGTCTTGACACAAAAGATGTGGATGTTCGTGCAACTCTTGCTCATAAAGTGTTAGATGATCATTTTACTGATTTAATGGGAAGACTTCCAAAAGGACTAGTATTACCATCACCAGCAAGCAGAAAATTAGTGGTAAAAAGAGTATTTGAACACGAATATCTTCTACACGATCCAGAAAAAGAAAGTAAAAAATTACCTTGGAAAAGAAAAGATGTTAGCGACAAATCTGTATTCAGAGGTCGCAGATTAACTATTGAATTCGAACCATTTGCAAAACCAGTACCAGGAGATGCACTTCACACTGTTAGAGAATTAAAACCAGGACTGAAAGAATTAACCAATATTACTGGTCATGACTGGACATCAACACCACCATGGCACGAAATTCAAAGAATTCGGAGAAGACAAAGATCCGAATATTCTCCACTCCCCTATGGTACTAGTAGAAATCCACTTCGGTTAACCATTCATATACCACATCCAGATATTGATAAGCAATGGCATAGGTACTTAGATTCGGAGGATGAAGAAGGATTATAATATGAAAGACTTTAAAGAAATCTTATCTGAAACTATTCGTAAATCTGGAGATGAGTATACAATACTCAGTAAAAAAGGTAAGAAACTTGGAAAGTATAAAAGCAAAGAAGCAGCATTAAAGAGATTAAGACAAATAGAATGGTTTAAGAGGCACAAATGAAAAACTTTAAACAGATCATAAATGAAATTTCTTTAGGTCCGAAAGCAGGAAAAGAATGGGATTCGTATACTCATGCTATGTTTGGTGGTGAACCAATAAAAAGACCAAAAGAATTTACACAACAACCAGAACACATTGGTTGGTTGAGAAGAAGTCTTGGAAATCTTTCATGGCAATATGGTGTTCCTCATGAGAATGGTCATAGACTACAAGATTTACCAATTACTCATGTAAAAGAGAATCAAGGAGATATAAGTAGGGGTCTTCCTCCCAAAATTGAAATTCATACAGATGCTTCGAAGTATGAGAGAGATCTAAAAGGATTTAGAATAAATCACGATCAAGCAATGAATATACCAAGTTTTGTTGACCCAATAGAAGATGCTGATATTGGTGATTCACATAAAGAATTACAAGCACGTCTTACATATCAGTTAGGATCACCAGTGAGAGTTCATAAAATAGAGTATAGTCCATCATCAGAAGGTCAACGTTCAAAATTAGTTGTTCATCTAAATTTAAATGATGTAAAAACAGCACACGAAAACAGTAAAAGAGAAAAAAAATAATAAAAATGATCGATGAGATCATCTAAGTGGACAAGAGGATTGGACTCTATGAAAACATTTAAAGTATATCTTGAAGAAAGTCGTAAAGCAGCAATCGCAGCATTAGCACTTACTGGAGCGGCGATGGCAGCACCACCAAAACCAGAAGCAACAGAATATATTGTTGACTATATGAAACAAAAAGAAGGTTTCAGACCTGTTGCCGAACCCGATAAAGACGCAAAGGGAAACCCAGTTGTTGTTGGTTATGGAACAACTCATGTTTATCCAGATACAAAGAAACCAATCAAAGTTGGCGAAAAAATAACTCCAGAAAAAGGTGAAGAGTTAATCAAGGCATCCATCGAAAAAGATATCACTCCAAAAATGGAAAAAATTCCGAATTGGGATGAAATGGATCCAGGTAAACAAGCAGCATTATTAAGTTTTGGATATAACGTAGGTCATAATTTTTATGGAGCCAAGGGATATGAAACAATCACTCAAAATTTAAAAAATAAAGAGTGGGATAAAGTACCAGAAACTTTAAAGATGTATAATAAAGGTGGTGGTAAAGTTCTTCGTGGTCTTACAACTCGTAGAGAACAAGAAGGAAAAATGTGGTCTGAGGGATTACCAACACAAACATCAAAACCAGCATCAACACCAAAAGTAGAAGCACCAAAACCGATAACAACACCAAAAGTGGAAACGCCAAAGCAACAAGCAACAACACAAAAACCAATTACTCAACCACAAAAAACAGAAACAACAGATTCATATGAAGTAAAGTCTGGTGATAATTTAAGTAAAATTGCCAAGCAATATGGAAAAACAGTACAAGACATTGTTAAATTAAACCCAGAAATCAAAGACCCAAATAAGATACAACCAGGTCAAAAGATAAAGACTAAATAATAGTATGTACCGTGAAGTATTTCAATCATTAAACGAATCAATAAAGAAAAGAAACACTCCAGACAGTTTCATTCTTGGTGTTGGTAATAATTCTAAAGAAGTAATTCATCGTGGATATATCAAAGATGCTTCATTCCCATTAAAGTATGATTTCATGCCAGATGGTAAAGGACATTCCAATTCAGGAACTCATGTTTATTCTTTTAAAGATGGTAATAGAAGTGGTGTTGTGGAAATATCTCATCGTTATAGACCAAATCTATCTGGTCATGAAACATTAAGTACAGTTTCATTTGAGATGAATCAAGGTAATTCGCCAGAAGATATAGAAGTACATAGAATGATAATGCCAGCACTTCGCCATCACTTAAAGTCTCATGGACCTGACATCATTAATTTTGGAGATGGAGTTCCATATGTGGACAGTTTGATTCGTAGAATGGGTTCTGATTTTGAGACATTTGAAACCAAAGGTAAAAAAATAATAAAAAGAAAAATTGATCCGAAGGTTAAAAGAATCGTATCTCACATTAAGAAAAAAATAAATAATAAAAAGGAGATGTAATATGCCATATGTAACATACGGTGGTTCAAACGCATCTAAAAATGCGATTGAATTGGCGCAAAGAGAAATGGAAGTAAATAGATCTGGAAGAAAAACATTTGTAGATCCAGGAACGAGAATCAGTGCATCTGGAAATAACAGAAGAGCAACAGAAAGAAGTGTTCGTGGATTTGTAGAAGGAACTTCCGCCATCTCTAAGGGAATGGCAAGTGCCTCAAATAGATCAAGAGATCTTAGAAGACAAAGTGCAGTGTCCAGTATGGAAAGATATAATAGAATTAGCAGAATGTGAGACAAATAATGCCAGTATATCAATTTGCTTGTACAAAATGTAATCATGTGTTTGACCAATATCTAAAAATTGAGGAGAGAGAACTCCCAACAAAAGATAAGTGTCCAAATTGTAAGAAAAAAGGTGTTCAAAGAGATTATAATAATTTTTCTCAAACAATTGGTTCAGATGCAACTTTAACTCCGGATCGTGCAACCGGAGGAAGATGGAATGAACTAATGGGAAGAATGAAGAAAGGACTCTCCAAAAGACATCACAAGAATTTAGATGAAGCAACAGCAAGAACAGGTAAATATTGGAGAGGTTAATGAACAAGAGTAAACTTTATTTGGAACAACTTAATAAATTGAAGAATAAAATTCATCAATCAAAAATTGATGAACAAGTTGTTCCAAAAGAAGTCGAAGCAGCAGATCGAAAAAGAAGAAAAGAAGAAGAGCAAAAACAATTGCCTTCGGATTATATTGATGTAACTAAAACATTAACACCATCATTTACAAAACCCGAAAAATATAAACCATGGCCTGGTGAAATTGGTCCCGTTGATCCATTGGAAGCAGCTGCAGCTGCAAGAATGCAAGCTGGTATTGAACACGCACGGTCCACAGAAGCAATGGTTCATAGTAGACTCGGTTGGCCTGTTTTTAGTGGAGCAAAACCAGTTGGAGAAACTAGTAAAAGATATTATGAATCTGAAAAACGATTAAAAAGTGAAATTGAAAATGCAAAAGCAGAGGGAAGAGTTGATCCAAACGATCCTAGACTTAAAGATTATTTAAAATCTGTGCGTGTAAATCCAGATTATCTTGGACATATGTCTGATGCTGCTTTTAATCTAGCAATACTTGGGGGAGTTATGTCTCAAGGAGCAGGAATTAAAATTCCAGGATCTCAAAGAGCAACAGATCTCGCAAAACAAACAAAAGAAATAGTTGGACAAAGAATTAGTTCTGCAAAACCAGATCTAAGACCACCAGCACAAAGAGTTGCAACAGCAATTGAGACTGACATAAAAAGTGGTACGCTACCAGGAATGTATGATCCTGAACTTGGTCGTTACACAACTCAGGTTGGAGTAAATCCACCACAACCAGTAGACGCTTCGAAACCAAATCTTCCAGCAAAAAAAGGTGGAAGAGATGTTGGTTATCCATCAATGCCACCCGAACATGTTGCTACACCTCCAAAACCAGAGGGTCCAATGACTGTTCAATCAACAATTAAACGTGCAATGACTGATCCAGATTTGGCGAGAATTAGTACAAGAGGTTCAACCTGGAATCTCAAAAAGAAAATATCAACACCGGAAGACAAACCAAAATTTAAATAAATAAGATAAGAGGAAAGAAAAATGAACTTCAAAGAAACACTAAATCAGTTGCTCAACGAAAACGCTCCACCAATGAGAGGAAGACCAATGGGTGTAAGACCAGCACAAAGACCAGGTGCTGGTTATAGACAACCAATGTCACAACCAGGAATACGATCCGGATCGTTTGCTGGAGCACCTGAAGGAATGTTCAGAAGACAAAACACCGAAATGCCAAAACAACCGGGAATGGGTCAACCACAACAAACAGGGCCAGTTCCGTATGCAGATCCCAGAACACAAGCAGCACCAAGACAACAACAGCAAACTGGTTCTAGAGTGGGCCCAATGACATCGCAACCGCAAATGCAACCGCAAATGCAACCGCAAATGCAACCGCAAATGCAACCGCAAATGCAACCCAGTTCTAGATCTCAAACGATAACGTCACCAATGGCTACACCAACAACTCCGGGTCAAATGCCTTTTGGTATGCCACAAGACCAACCATTGGAGTTTGGTGGACAACCATCTCTTCCTGAAGTCCCAATGACTCCAGAAGTTCAAATGCAACCACCACAATCTGAGAGAATGTCTGCTCCTCGTATGCCAACTTCTGGACAAATGATGGGTGGACCTTCTGCTCAACCAGTATCAACTCCAGATATGTTAGGAGCACTCGAACCATCGATGTTTGCTAATTTTATGACAAACAGGATGAAATCTCCTGCTCCCACACAACAACCACAAGGTCAACCACAAGGTCAACCACAACCTCAACCCCAAAGTCAGGGAACCGGAATGGGAATGGGTATGGGTACACCAAAAATTGGTATGCCAAGAATGAGTATGCCTCCACAAGTACCAACTATGCCAACTCCTGAAATATCACAAGGTCAAGTCATGGAACCAGAATATGTTCCATCTGAACTCAGAATGGGTGACTCTGGTGAATTTGGATATGATGTTCCATCGCAATATGCCATGTCAAGAAATCGTTTTATGTCTCCAGAAGAACATATGAGAAGAAGAAAAGCATATTTTAGAGAATCAATTCAATCTCCCCTTATAAAAAAAAAAAATAAATGAGCAGACTGTTGGGTTTTCTGTCGATGATATTATAAGAGAATTAGAAAAAAGAGAAAAAGCAAAATTACCTGATTTTGCTAAATCGGGAGATTTGCTTCTTAGAAAAGAACTAGAATTTAAAGTTGATGATCCCTCTAAATACGCAAAAACTTCTTTTAAACCAGCACACGAATATGGTGAAAGAATGAGAGAAGTTGGTAGAAAGTTTAGAGCAAATCAGTTTTTCTTAGTTCCACCAGAAATTGCAACAGATTTTCCAAATGTTACAAAAGGTAGATTCCCATATAGAACAGAAAGATAATACTTGACAAAAATTTAAAACATGATATAATATGTTCGTGATTGGAAATTTTACACATAATCTTTTTGACCTTCCTAAAAATTCTATCGAAATGAAGGAAGTAAATGGTCTTCGTGCTTATTCTACACCAGATGGAATTTTTCCATCAGTGACTACGGTTGTTGGTTGGGAGAAGCAGAAGAAATACGCTGATTGGAGAGATAAAAATAAGAAAGAGTCCCAACGAGTTTGTGATCGTGGGACTCTTTTACATTCAAAGGTTGAATCCTACCTATTAAATGAAGATGTACAATTAAATGATGAAGACAATTTATTTAATCTGCTCAAAAAGGAAGTAGATCATATTAATAATATTAATGCAATCGAACAACCTTTGTGGGGGAAAATAACGGGTCTTGCCGGAAGAGTCGATTGTGTTGCTGAATATAAAAAGGAACCATCAATTATTGATTTTAAAGCAAGCACATACCCTAAAAAGAAATCAGATATTGAAAATTACTTTTGTCAGGCAGCGGCATATTCATTACTTTGGCAAGAAAGAACTGGAGAACAAATTCCCAATATTGTAATTTTAATTGCAAATGAGCAGGGGTTTTGTCAGGTTTATAAAGAAAAAGTGATCAATTTCATTGAACCCTTAAAGAAATACATTGATACATATAAAAAAGAGGTAAATTTTGATGGCATTATCTTTTAATGATGTAAACAGAAGAGGTTCTTTCACTTGGGTAAAATGCAACGATGATGCAAAGTCTGCTTATTTTAGAAGTTCATTCGTTGCAAAACATGGTGGAGAATTTATCAAACTTGGAAGATACTGGGAATGGAATCCGTCAAAGGAACAAATTATATTTCTAGAACCAGTTATTTCTAAACCAGCAAATAAAGAAGTTAAGGTTAATGAAGACGAAAGACTTTGGATATTTTTATCCCCGGATGGAAAAGAAATAAAGACGAATAATATTCATGAATTTTGCAAAGAATATAATTTGACTAGATCAAGTTTATATGAGGTAATGTCTGGTAAAAGAAAATCACATAAAGGGTTTTCGTTTATAGAAACAAAAAATAAAAACTGAACCCCCTAACGGGGGTTTTTTATTATATAAATAAAAGTATGCCAAATAATGAAATTGCTATTACGTTCGGTAAATTTAACCCACCACACTTAGGACACCATGCTTTAGTCAAAGAGGGTGTGGTTGATTACGCAAATAATTTAGGAATTGATCATACAATCTATACTAGCTCAAAGCATCTAAAACCAACTAAAGCAGTGATAGCACACAAAGACGCTCCGCTTAGTCCTGAGAGAAAAATAACACATCTGAAGAGATTCTTTCAATCCGATAACGTTAAAATAGGATCAGATCCATATTCAACTATAGAAGATTTAATTTCAAAGGGATATTCAAAAATTCACGTTGTTCTTGGATCGGATAGAGTAGATGATACTGGTCCATCACTAACAGAGAGATATGGAGATAAAATTAAAATAGTCCCATATGGTCAAAAAAGATCATCAGATGCCGAAGGTGTCGTTGGAGCATCAAGCACAAAGATGAGAACTCATGCTTCAAATAATGATTTTGAATCATTTAGAAAACTAGTACCAGCACACGTTTCAGATGAACACACAAGAGAACTATTTGATGACGTTCGTTCTGGACTCAAACTCGCAAAGATAGATCTACACGAGCTAGTTTCACCAATTACTCGTCAAAAACTAGCAAGAGCAGCAAGAAGAACTTCAAAAAGAAGAGCAATACTACGCAAGGCAAGACAACGAAAAAGAAGAAATTTAAAACAATTAAGAAGAAGAGCAAAGGGTGAAGTAAAAGACACACTTCGCAGAAAACTCACAGGAAGAAAACCTTGGAAAAAAATATCATATTCACAAAGAGCACAATATGATAAAGCGATTGCCAGAAAGAAAAAGATATCAGATGTAATGGTTAAGAGAATAATGCCTGATGTTATTCGCGGTGAAGGAGAAAGATTGAGAAAATTAAACAATTCATTTGATCCAATTATCGATAATTTTATCACAAACTTCTTATTAGAAGCAAAAAGAAAACCAGGAAAAGATAGAACACCAACCCGTGAACCAAAAATTGGAACAGAAAAATTAAAGAGAAAAGATCAAAACAGAAACAATCAAAGAAACACAAGAGCAAGAACTGAAGATGAAATTAAATCTGGTAATGTCAAAGGTAATGTTTTTGTTGTTCGTAACGCAGACGGTGATCTTGAAATTGTAGATAAAAAATCACTCACCAAAGGTCATACAATAGTTGTTGATGCCGAACAAGCATCAACAGCAAGACTTCAAGCATTTCTAAATGATAAAGATTTTGTAAATACAAAAACATCTGAAAAACTTTTTGGATTCATTGGTGGATCTGGTGGTTCCAAGAAATCAAAGAAAGCACCAAAAGAAGAAAAACCAAAAGCGAAGAAAGAAAAGAAAAGCGAAGACAAAGGAACTGTACCTGGTTTTCAAGCACCAGTTCAAATGGTTCCTGCTGTAAAGAAAGCATCAAAAAAGGATACCTTTGCTACATCCCATGGTGCTACTGAGATGGAATCTGGAATTGTGTTTTCAGTAAACGCTGCTTTAGGATTAACACCAGAACAAATGGTTGCCAAGGGTTTGATTGATAAGAAAGAACTTGATAATGTAATGGCAAATAGAAATGAATCCTTTATGCCATCATGTCAACGAGCAGCACAACAAATTATCAAACAATATGGTGGTCTATATCTACAACACACTGGTAGAATGAAAAAATCTACACAGTTATCGAAGGAAGCAATTGAAGGTGGAGTAAAAGATACAACTCCAAAATCAGACTTGGTTCTTGTTGATAAAGATGGAAAGGTAGTTGCTGGACTTTCTGTAAAAATCGGTGAATCACAATTGTCGTCTGGTGGACCATCAGAAACTGCTACAAATTTAAAATGGGCAATGTCTACGGTTGGCGATCAATTAGACACAAATACAAAGAAAGAACTTGATAAGTTTATTAAATTCTTCGAACAAGATCTTGGTGGAAATCCAAGAACAAAACAAGGACCAGTTTCACTTTACCAAAAAGGTGGAGCAAGAGAAGGCAAAGATGTGGAAGTTGCTCGTAGAGAAGCACTCCACGACAAAGCAACAGAAATGTTAAATACACTTCTCAATGGTGATAAAAAATTAGCAGCATCATTTATATACGCTCTTGTCACTGGTGCTGGTAAATTTAAAGAAGGTGATCCAGCAATCGCTTCACATATATTCAGCGCAAACAGAGATGGTACAGATGCCAAAATTACTCAAGTGGATATGAAGTATGCGGAAAAACTAATTGATAAAGTTAAGTTTCAAATGAAATTTAAATCTTCCGCTGTTGAAACATCTGATGTTAAGAAAAAATGGGAAGAATTTGAAGCACACAAAAAGAAACTTGGTGAAAAGGTAAGCATAGAAGAAGACTTTAGACAATATGCTTTCCGAACTGTAATGAGAGCATATCTCATGGAGGATACGCTTGATGCCTATAAACTATTAAAAGTTTTAGTTGAAAATGTCGATTCAAAATTAAAAGAAGTACAACCAAAAGAACCAACAAATCCACAAGAAGCGATTGATTATTTAAAAGATGCTGCTGATTATATCGGAGATGATGGATTTAAACTCATGCAGTTTTTCGAGGATGATGTAGACTTTGACGCATCTGAGCCTGTTATTAATTGGACAGACTATGCTGATTCTGGTGGAACTGTAGTAAACACTGTCTATATCAACGGTAAAAAATATGAGATACCAGTTGAGAATCCATACAACTTTGATGAAAGTGGAATGTTACAATCGCCTTTATCAGAAGAACATTTAGAAGAAAAAAGAAATTATCGTAAAGAATATGATAATTATCACTCTCGTCCAGAACAGAGAAAGAATCGAAGTAAACGAGTTCTTGCTCGTAGACTCATGATGAAACTTGGTAGAGTCAAGAAGGGTGATGGTAAGGATGTTGACCACAAGGATGGCAATCCACAAAACAATGGAAAACATAATCTTAGAGTCAGAAATAAATCCGAAAATAGAGCGGACAATGAGTAAATCAATTGGAAAGCATCAAGCACGAATTGGTGGAGATTCTTCATATGTTGGAAGCAGTAATCATTCTGCTTCCTGGCAACCACATGGTCTTGAAGAAACAGTTTATTCAGATAATATTCATGTAAGTACTAATCATAATTCAAGGGATAAAACAATTAGATTTTATCTAGGAACTGATGTTGGAAAAACAAGATATCATCTCACACATGGAACAATATATCAAGATGGAACGATAGATATTCAACCAAAACCAAAATGGACACACACAGCAGATGGCAGCATTGATGAAAGAGCAGTTAAATTTATTTTAGCAGATCATTTAAATTCCAAAGTAAAAAATCCAAAAACAGGAGAGATCATAACTGTGGCAGATCATCACGGATTGAAGTCTCAAATACGAGAAAGTAAGTTATTTGAAAAATGGACTCAAAAATATAAGAAGTCAATTGATTGTTCAAATCCAAAAGGATTCAGTCAAAAAGCACATTGCCAGGGTCGCAAAAAGAAATTAAATGAAGATCTTCGTAGATGGTTCAAAGAAAAATGGACAGCACAGGATGGTTCCAAGTGTGGTGAATATAAAGGTCGTGGTCGAGTAAAGTGTCGCCCATCTCGTAGAGTTTCAAAGAAAAGTCCACAAACTTGGAGTGAGATGTCTCCAGAACAAAAGAAAAAAGCAGTGAGATTGAAACAAAAAGCACATCGTGAAGGTAAACAATTTAGTTCACATAGATCCGGTAAAACTTGGGATGGTAAAAATAATAAGTATAGACCAAAAAAAGATATTACAGAAGATGTTATTAGAACAGGAGAATCACCACAAGAATATCGTGGAAGATTATTAAGAACTATTCAATCCGGTAATATATCATCCATGGACAATCACGATAGAGTTCATGGTGCTCTAGCATATATTGATTCTATTAAAGATCATTATCAGGGTCGTGATAAAAATATCAACTTAGTTGTTGCTGGAACAGGAACGGATGGTGGTGCTAAAATTGGTTTTGTTGTTCAAGGAATTCACTCAAAAGGAAATCATCTATTAGCACAACCAGCAGCAAAAGGAGCAGCACGACATCCAAGATTAGAAGAAATTCCAATTAAAAATATTTACGGATTACAATTATCAACATATCCAAATATGAAATCGGAACATAGAGAAACATTACGAAGACTTATGGACTTCAGAGGATTAAGAGAAATGAAAGAATACATAAAACAACTATTTTTAGAACGTAGACAAAACAAAGATTGTGGATGTAATCAACTTGATGAAGCGAAGAAAGAAAAGAAACCATATAAAGGTTTCAAGAAAGGAAAGAATCATCCAGAGGGTGGTCTTTCTCGCGCTGAAGCAAGAAGACACGGAATTCATGCTGGCATTGAAACCAAGGATGAAGCGAAGCGCAAAGGTGGTTTCAATAAACTTTCTAAGAAAACACAGTCAAGACGTAAATCATTTTGCGCTCGTATGTGTGGAATGAAGCGTCGTAGAACTAGTTCCAAGACCGCAAGAGATCCAAAGAGCAAGATCAACGCAGCACTTCGCGTTTGGGGTTGTCGTTGTGGAACAAACGAGTCATATGAACCAAATCTAGTTCAAACAATTCTTGAGAAAAGAGGTTCTTGTTGGGAAGGATATAAACAAAAGGGAATGAAATCTAAGAATGGAAGAATGGTTCCAAATTGTGTTCCTGTCAACGAATCAATTGAGTTGACCGAAGAAAATAAACCAACAAACGCAAAACTCTGGTCGAGAGCAAAAGCACTTGCTCGTTCAAAATTTGATGTTTATCCATCAGCATACGCTAACGCATGGGCTGCTAAATGGTACAAGAAGCATGGTGGTGGTTGGCGAAAGAGTAAAAAGAGTGTTAAAGAATCATTCATACAAAAAATAAAAGGATTAAGAGAAGAAGTCGTAAATCGCGATAATAAGGGATCCATGTCAAAGAAAGAGATTCGATCTAGAGACAAGGAAGAGAAAAAAGGTAATTTCCGTGGTTTTAGACCAATCAAAGGTGATACGCCAAAAGAAATGAGATTCAGAATAGCTACATGGCGACAATTACAAAAACGTGGTAAAAAGGGCAAAAAGAAATCTAGAGTAGAAAAACAAGAAGATTGATAAATAATAAAGAGGTAAACATGAAAAACTTAAACGAATATAGCACAGGTTACAATACAACGATAGGAAACAGTCAATCCCAAGAATATAGAGGTGTTTTTGGTCCAATGGACGCAGAAACAGTCCAGGGAAAAGACCGTTTCAATCTTACAACAAGTGAAGGTCTTCACCGACTCAACTCATTTTTATCTCATTTCTTCAGAAGAGCAACTTTAAATCCACATAGCGAACTCGCTCAACTTAAAGTTCGTCTGAATCATATGAATTTAGACTTCCCACTTGATAATACAAAAGCACTTGATCCTGGTCAAACAACATATACCGTGACAACTGGTTCTAACGTCTTTGGAACAACTCCTACCACAGATCTTTCTAAAGGATTTGATACAGGAGAGGATCTTCCAAAATATACACTCACAATATCAGTTTCAAAAGAAGACGAAGGATTTAGAATGGAAGGTAAATTATCACCACACAACAAAATCACAGAAGAGATGATTCGTAAGAACAATAGAAACAAAAGGATTAATCTCATTAAGAAATTAAAAGAGCAAAGAGAAATATCAAATGCCAAGAGAGCAACTGATGTTTCCCACACAAAAGAAAAAGAAACACAAAAAGAAACAAAAAGAACAGATAGACAGTTAAAGAGTGTAAAAAGATAATTTAAGAACTTTTATATTATGAAAGATAAGTTGTCTCCAAATAATTTTGTTCTTTATGCTATGAAAATGTATAGCAATCCTCTGTGTACTGGAATTGATGAATTCAAAGAGGATATAATGAGAGTAAAATACATCAAAAGACTTCTCTTAAAGTATAAGAATAATGGTGAGTTACGAGAAAGATTAATACTAAATCATTTGATAATATTACAAAATGTGTTCGGTGCTGAAGCGTGTACAAGAATCCTTTTTTATAAGTTACCAAAAGAATTACATTCCTATCTTAAAACTTTTTTAGAGTATCTTCAGTATCTTCCAATGGAAATACCAGAATTGGATCTTTCCAGAGTAAACACAGATCATAGAATACTAAAAGCACTACAGAGAATAAAATGATACTAATAAATGAACTGCTCTCTAAAATAAGTTTACTAGAAGCAAAAGAAACTGCTCCAAAGAAAACAATTCAAACAACGGGGCATATGACACATGCTGCTGACTGGTCAATTTATGGAAATCCAGAACATGGTTTAGAGCACGTTGAAGCACTTCGTGATTGGTTTGATGGAAAAGAAACTTCAAATCATAGTGTATCATTAAAAGCAGACGGTGGTGTAAGTGTTGTATTTGGTAGAAAAAAAGATGGTCGTCATTTCATATCATACAAATCAGGAAAAAAATTATTTCATAGTCCTGAAGAGATAGATGCTGCTGGTGTTCCGTGGGCAGAAGATGGAAAGAAGATTTTCTCTAAGATTGCCGAAATGAATATAAAACCAGGAACGGCATTCCAGGGAGATATGCTTTGGGTTGATCGTGATCAACTTGAAAACGGAGTAGCAAGACCAAACACAATAAGATATAAATCAACAAAACATCCAATGGCAATTGCCGTTCATAGTCAATATAATATTTCAGATACTGAAGATCTACACAAAACTTCTAGTGTTCCAGATATTAAACAATTGAAACACAAAGATGTATTCGTTCCAGATCTTCAACTTAAAGCGGGAAGTGTTAAGTTAAGTAAATCTGAAAAAAATAAAATTGATAAATCTGTAAAAGCAGCAAGAGAAGCATTAACACCAGAAGCTATGACTTATGTTAAAGGTGTTCCAGCAAACAAAGAAATTCACAAGTTCTTACAAGAATATTTTAATGAAGCAGTAGCAACAACTGGAAGAAGATCGATAGCAGATTTGAGAAAATATATCGATACTGCTTTGACTGACAAAGTAACATCAAAAGCATACATGAATAAATCTTCGCAGAAGAAGTTGTCTGCTTCGAAAGATCCATCTGTAAATGAAAGACTTCGTAAAGAATTAAGAGAAAGACTACATCAACACATTACAGATAATGAGAGCAATCTTTCTCAATTATTTAAACATCACGATCATATTGCCGATGCTAAACATACTATGTTAGATGCTCTTAAGCGTCATCAAAATAAACACCCAATAAATCCACTTGGTGGTGAAGAACATGAGGGAATTGTTTCAGCACTCGGTGTTCCTGGTGAAACCGAAACACTTGCCAAGTTTACAAGAGAAGGCGAATCTGGATTTAGTTCTAAAAATAGAGAACGTGGAGTTGAAAGATTTCCAGAACAATACATGAAAGAAGAAATGGGAGCGGCAGCAGTTGGTGGTGCCGCAATGACCGCAAGTTCTGGAAATATTTCTGGAATGGGATATAATCTTGGTGGTCCACCACCAGATGATGTAAAAGTTTCACCCGAAGCAAGATACGCATATACCCGCGCTAACATGGCACAAACACCTGTTGATAAATCTCAACCAGTAAGAAGAAGAATAGTAAGAAAAGTACTAGGAAATCTCAACGTTGGAAGAGAGGCATACTAATGTCAAAAAACAAAATCAAAAAAGGGAATGAAGCAGAGGAATATTATTTCTGTACCCATGTAAATTCTGATGGATATCAATTCGAATTATTGTTAACCAAAAGAGAATTTGATGCTGCTGTAAAACGAGCAGAAATGAATCCAGAAGACATCCCAGAAAATTATATTGTACTACAAGGAGTTAAAAAATGCCGTTAGAACTCTTAACACTTATTGGTGGATCTGCTACTGGATTTCTCTTTCGTTACATGGCGGAAAAACGTGCCGCAGAACAAGAGAATTTTAAAAGACTTCTTGATTTAAATAATTTTAATGAAGCAAGTAAAGAAAAAGCAGCAAAACGAGTACCATTAGATGCTGGCAAAGCAGTAAGACAAATTATTGTATTGGCGGTATTATTTGGAACAATTGCCGCACCATTTGTTCTTCCTTTCTTTGGTATTCCCACCATAGTCGAAGTCAATCAAACACATCCAGAAATTCTTTTTGGATTAATACCTTCAACAACAGAAACAATATTTCAAACAGTGAACGGATATCTATTTACCACTGAGAATCGACAAATTCTTTTAGCAATAGTTGGATTCTATTTTGGCAGCGCGACAGCAGGAAATAAATCATGAAAAAAATATTAGTATTAGTTTTATTCTTAGCATCATGTAAATCAGTTTGTAAAACCGAAGGATTTAAACCAACTCCAGATGTTTTAAACAAAACAACAGAAACCGTATTGGTAAAAGACACTATTATAGAATTAGAAAAAGATACTACTCTAAAAACCGATTCAATAAAAACAGAAGCAGTGCTTTTGGATGATACTGTGGTTGTAGTTAAAAAAGAACTCGAAAATATGGAAGCAGAGGTTGCTGTCCAAAAAACAGAAACAACTGTTCTCCCAAAAAATACAATAGTATCTCTACCTGTAGACTCTAATCTTAAATTATTAAATAATTCAAACGCAAAAATAGAATCAGAAACCGAATTAATTCTTCCTCAAGGAACCGAGATTAAAATTAATAAAATTAACTGGTACGCAATATTGTTTTATGCTCTTCTGATATTTGGTCTTGCTTGGTACTACATGCAGGGTAAAAATGAAGATAAAAATAATGATGGTTTTGTAGATGAAATAACCACCAAAAAATCAAAGAATAGAAAGTAAAGTTTTACAAATATAAAAACAATCTACAATATCTGTAACAGGACTTCCAAGTAGAGTCTTAGCAGGGGTGATGATCTGTTGAAGATCCACCCCTGTTTCGTGTAGAAAACTCTTGTACATTCCCTCTTTGTCGGAGTTGCCCTTTCCAGTTGCCAGTTTCTTTACCCTAGTTGGTTCAAGTATTTCTACTGGGGTTCCTAGTTGATATAATTTATATTTTAAAATACCAGTATTTTCTGCTATATGAAATACTCGCCCTGTAGCATTATATGCGTAACCCTCTAGAGCGACCTGATCTGACCCCACGGTGACTCTCAGAACCCAATCAGAGATCGACCCATATCTCTCACAGTCTTCGTCATATGGTTGAAACAACTCACCGTAGACGTTATTTAAGAACGTATTGGCATATTTCTTTGTGTCTGTCAAATAATAAAAATTACAGTTGTAAAAATTAAAATCCTTACTTGTATCAAAAACACAAATTGCTGGTCCGTTTAACGAGTAATCAATCGCAGAAATAATCATGGTTATAAATATTTATGGGAGATACCATGAACGGATATAATTCAAATTATTTTAATAGATCTTCAATGAAAAATTTACGCACCAGCATTCAAAATATGGTGTTGGAAGATTTTCAAGAGAGACAAGCAGAAAGAAGACAAAGAAATCTTGAGAAAAGAGAAAGAGAAGCAAAAATAGACGCACTGGAAACTCAAGTACAACAAACAATGCGTAATATTTCCAACCAACCGCCTATAGGCGGTACCAGCCCCGGTCCGATTGAAGATCAAATTCGTTTAAGAGCAATGGCAATCGATCAATTACAGCAAGACACAGATTTTGTTAAAAAGGCAAATGAAATGGGGCAAGCGGTTGGTCAATATTCCGGTGGTGGATCTGCTGGTAGATTTGGATATCGTTATGGTACTTCAGCAGAGTCGGAGGCAGCAAGAAAAGCATCCGAAGCTCGTATTCCACAACTAACCCCACAACAAAAAGCACAAGCAGAAGCAAATAGAAAAGCAATAGAAGATGCTAGAAATGAACCAGAACAATCAAGACCAAGACCCGGAGTTGGAATTGGATCATATGGTCAACCAACAATTACAGGTGGTTCGTATGTTAATCCAAACAGTCCAGAAGGCAGATTAAGAGATCAAGGTTGGACTCCTGGTTCAGATGGTAAACTCACTCCACCAGATCCAGAAAGATCAACAATTTGATTCAATGGTATCTGGTTATCAAAAAACTGGAAAAATTGCTGTCCCACCACCAAGACTACCAAGAACAGCACCAGCACTTGATTTAGCACGTGAATCAACACCACCAATTACAGCACCATACGGAACAAGATTTCAACCATCAGCAGTAAAAGAAATACCAGATTTACTAAAAAGACCAGAAGAAGATAGTTCAGGTGCTTTACCAGGACCACCAGGACTTGGAGCGGCAGTAAGAGCAACAACATCTATATTGGCACCGAGTGGAGTGGCAAGAGGAAGACCAGTAACGAATAGAAGACCAACACCAAAACCAACAACAAATCCGAGAATGTTTGAAAGATAAAAAAACAACCCCCATTTCTGGGGGTTGTTTTTAATGGTTAATTAAGATTTTTCAACACTATTATAACATCCATACGCCTTCACGCCATCATTTTCATATCCACCTTCGATTGGTTTCCATTTTGATTTTGGACCTGTTTGCTTCATTGCTTCAATAGTTGACCAATGAAGATCACAATCGCGTAGAATTACATCTTCCATGTTTCTTTGCTCCCAACCTGGTTCTGTTTCGCCACCAAAGAAAAACTTCTGATATGGAAGTTTGTGATTTATAAGAAGAACATGTAGACATTTATTCTTTATTTGTGAATATGGAGGTCCACCAGTGTTAGTTGAACTTGTTGATGATTTTGGTTCGTGTAGAATAGTATTGTTTATGAATGCTGTATTAGCAAGATAGCATTGTCTATCTGTTTCTGGATTAAATTCTGGTGTTGGTTTCGCTACAACTGGTCGGCAGAAAATACCCTGAACAGACTTAACATTAGTAGCAAACACTCCATACATGATAACATTTTCTTTTACTTCCCACATTTGATAAATGTCTGAGTGTTTAGTGGTAAGATATCCAGCAAAATTATCAATAGAGCAGTTGAAGATACCATTTGCCATTACAAAAGCATCACCCCAAATATTTTTAAGGGTTGAGTTTCGTGCCATAGGCGTTCCATTAAATCCAGTAGTATTATTGCTTAGATGACAATCTGTGAAGAAATGTTCTCCACCTATCTTTCTAAACACAGCAGAGTCTTTACCGCTTTCGCATATTGGAATACTTGGATCTGGTGGACCTTGCTTTACCACACCATCATTGAACCATGCTTCGTTTGATGGATTTAGGAACTTACAATTATCCCACCAATGATCTGTTCCGGCAATATAACCTATTCTTCCCATATCAAGAGTAATATTCACCCATCTTATTGGAAACTTTGAAGAGAATGTTTGGTAGCCAGGAGTTACAAAAATTGTATTTCCATTACCCTTTACAGTTATCCACTTGCTAGTTCCAGTTGCTGGTTTCTTTGTTCTTGGATAAACAAGTTCAAACTCACCGTTTCCAAACTGAATAGTGTCACCAGGAATAGCGGTAAGTATTGCCTTTTCAAAGGTTCTGAATGGTGTTGTGATGCCATCATTGGAATCACTACCATCTAGAGATACTTTATATACTCTTGAAACAGATTCCTTTTCTAATGTAAGGCAGTGTATTCCTGTTTCTGAAACAGAAATATCCTCAGCATATGAAGCGGGATTTGGATATGATATATCCTTAACAGAATAAGGACGATCAAATGACAATTCTGATCCATCATTTGCAATGACCTTAGCAGTCACCGTAATAGATTCACCATCTTGTAAGGTATTGAAATCAAAATCAAAAGAATATTCTTCGATCTTTGTTTTCTGATTAAATCTACTTTCAGTCACAGTTATCGCAGCAGTTCCACTCCAATTTGGATTTGAAAGAAGAAGTGATAAATCAGCGGAATCTACGATTCCATCTTTATTCTCGCCCATCTCGCAATTGGTTTAATTTCTGGCATAATATTCTCCTTTACAGTATCTATAAAGAAACAACCCCCATTTCTGGGGGTTGTCGGACCTGAGATGCTATCTCAAGTGGGGTTATTATTATGTAGTAAGATCCACTAATTCGCATTTATCACCAGAGCAAGCAAATGTTTGTGCACCTACAGTCTTATCTTCCTTTTCATAGTTTTTGAGAAGTGACCAGTCTACATTCTTAGGCATTGCCTCAAGTGCTTTTTCATACTCTTCTTTAGAGCAGTCCTGATAAGGTGCTTGTCTGTAAGAGTGATCAGAGTGTGGTAAGAAAGAAATACCACTAATCTCATCAAAGTGATTATAGACCCACGCACCGACTTCCATCCATTCATGCTCACGAACAGTGATCGTAATAGATGGTTTATGTTCACACCAATGACGTTGATAAGTCAACCATAATTCAAGATGTTCAATTGCTGTCATATCATTTCTTGTGACAGAACCCTCTGCCTTCTGCGGAAACGAGAAAACCATTGTGTGGTCTGGTTTCATTACACATGGTTCAGCAGGGAATCCCATATCAATCATCATTTGACATAGAGGATCTTTACGGTCAGCACGAACAGTACGAATATAATATTCATTGTGTCGAGCATGAATACCAGATGCTGTATCAGTTAATTGTGAGACTGTGCCTGATGGTTTGACGCAAGTGATCGCGGCAGCAGGGTTGATTCCAATCTTTGCTGCCCAATTTTGATTAGTCTTAATTGCTTCTTGTTTTAGTTCATTTAAAAACGCACCAAGAATTTCAAGATTATCACAACGCATATCAGCATTGTCTAGAATACCAGTCAATGATACACCAAGCAATGCTTCTTCGGTACAATTCTTTTTCCATTCTGATGAAAGATATGGAAAATGAGTAAGGGATGCTTGCCATGTTCCTAGAATAGAAGCAAGACGAACCTTACGTGCTAATGTTTCATGTGTATCTTCTGGACGAACTATAACTTCAGTGAGATTACAGAATTGCCTATCACGAAGAATAATCTCAGAGCATGGATTTGTACCAAACTCATAAGAAGCATCGCGTCTTTCTCCAAGTTTAGATACAGTCTTGCGACAAGCATCTCTGTTGAAAATACCACGCTCTCCACTCTTGCTTTTATATAGTGAAACCCATTCATCCATGAACACTCCTATTTCTGGTTTCTCTTTATACGCGACCGAGTTGTTTGCGAGTGCTCTTTGGGGGTTTTCGTTCCACCAAGCACCAGACTTGGCATCTCGCATTCTTTCATCCGTGAGATTGGATAGGCTAATAAGAGCAGATCTACGGACTCCTCCCACCACGACAATTTCCGCAATTTTACAGACAATATCATGGCATTCGATTGAGGTGAGTTTTCTCCCCGCCGCTCTCTTAAAAGTGTCAACTGTGAACTTGAAGAGATCTTCAAGAGGTCTTGGTCCTGAAGCTCTCCCTCCAAAGGTTTTAAGTCTCGCGCCAGCAACACGAACTTTTGATACATCCCACTTCGGTACTTGACCTCCAATGAGTAAGGAGATAAGTTCTTTGTAAGCCTTAGCCCAACCAGCTTTGCTATCTTCCACGATGATCGTGGTATCGCTAGGACTAAAGTGTTCAGCGATTGTAGGAAGTTTTTCAACATATTGTCTCTCCACTGAAAATCCTACACCCGTTCCACACATTAGAATGTATAGGATTTCATCAAATGCTCGTACACGATTTACCGCAACATACGAGCAGTTATATCCTGCTGTATTATCTCGTCGCAGTGCTTCTCCTGCGGTCATGAGTGCTCGCATGGATGGCATGATCTCAAGATTCAGAACTGCGTTTTCCAACTCGGATCGTAATTCTGGAGAAACAACGTAATTATTATGTTCCTTGAGATGTTCTTCAAAAAAATCGAAATATCTCTTGACAGTCTCACCCCAAGTCTCTCGTCGCTTTTCTTTTTCGATCCAACGAGCATATCTTGAAGTGTGAATAAATTTTTGATAATCTGACGGCAATTCTTTCATTATAACTCCTTATGTAAACTGGCATCTTATGTATTCGTAGTCAACACACTCCAAGATTCAGGAAAGAGTGGTTCAATTATTTGTCCAATTGCTTTTGCGTATTGTTGAACTTCCCATTGTGCGTGTGGGTCTGTTCTTTGAGTGTATACTCTAGCGTATGCTGAAAGAGAACCAGTCCAAATCCACTCAGTATATACACCTTGAGGTAAAACAAATCTCGCTTGTTCTGGTGCTACTCCTGCTTCAATAAGTTCATCATAAACATCAAGTGCTTTTTCAGCATTGTCACGATATAACTTATCAATTGTTAATTTTAACTTTGAGTCTTCAATAAATGTTTCAGATCCTTGTTTTGCTCCATTTGTTGGTTTGCTTCGAAAGAATGGATAATAAAGATCTGGTTCATACGAAACATATCTTCGCGATACTTCATTTTCAACAAATCCAACTTTATGTTTGAAAAGTTGTGTGCGTATTGATATTGGTGCTTTGATACGAAGACTAATCATCGAATGAGCAAACGGAGTCCAGTGATCATGTTCAGCAAGATAACGAACAAGATTTGAATCCTTTGCTGAAAGTTTATTATCACTCTCTGGATGAATCTTGTCCCATATACTTTGTTTATTAAAAGAAACTCTAGCAACATTTACTGTTGTTAGATCATTTCCCATATGATCAAAATACTCAACAAAACCAGCGTCTAAAACATTTACTCTTTCAATTTTATTCATGATTCAAATTCCTTCAATATATCACTTGATTGACCTAGTACTCTAATTACTTGTGCTTTGGCAAATTCAATAAATTTAGGATTATCTTTTACATATTTACAAATGTTTACAAAATTTACCCAGTCAGTCATATCAAAAGAATCATAATCAAGTTCTTTGGCATGATGAATAAAATTATTTAAATAACTATTGAATCCAAGAAAATCATCTTTTGATGTTTTCTTTTTCTCAATCCAGATATTTTTTGCTTTTTCTTCGTCACCAACAGATGAAACTAATTTATTAAAGGATGCTTCCTTCTTTATAAGAGTTCTATACAGTTCGTCCAAAAACGTTTTGTTGTCTTCGTGCCAGTAATCAAACGAAACACCTTCAGCATCGGTGAATGTCTTGGCATAATCAATTGCCCGATAGAACATATCCTTATCGTTTTCGCGAATATATTCAGCAAATTTAAAATGAAACTCAACAAGTCCTGTGAGTAGTAGAAAGTCTTTCTTGGGAATATTCATTTACATTTTCTCCATGAATTATATGCTAGCATCGCCGCAGCACCACTGAATGTGTTTTGCTCTATTATAGACACAACATCTAGATTCTTCAAGACCATATCATTTATATCTTTTTCTTTTATATGATTTGGAAATATACAAACTTTTTCATTTGTTTGTATAAGTTTATACATTATATCGCATATATTTTTATTTCTTGGTTCATTATCCAAGACATAAACAAGATCTTGGTTTTGAAATTTTTCCCTGACCTCTAGAAAATTTCCTGAACCAAGGCAAGCAATCGCGTTGGGTAGGAACAGACTGTCAATCGGACCCTCCACAACAAAGATACGCTTGCTTAGATTTAATGTGTTCAATCCATAGGTAAGTTTAATTTTATCATTCTTTTTTAATGTTATGTACTTTGGTTTAATGTTTGCCAATGATCTTCCCTGAACTCCAATAAAAATATTATGTTCATCATAAATTGGAATCAAGAGTCTTTCATCTTCAATTAAAGAATAATCTTTATTTACACTTCTAGCATATGATCCAAATAGACTTGTGTATCCAAAGCGATTCCACATATCTTTTGGTATTTTTCGTGATTCGAGAAAACAAATTGCCTTATGGTTTTCTGAAAGTTCTTGAATTTGTTCACACGGTGGTGCTAAACTTATATCTGGTTTCTTTACTTCTTCTTTTATAAACACATGTTCAATTTTAATATTTTTCTCCATGAACTTCTCTAGAGAATATTCTTTGAAAAGAGCAGGAGAGATAATTTCAAGAAACTTATAAATGTTGAAAGAAGCACCACAGTTGTGACATTTGTAAAAATAAGTGTCGTCACTCTTAAAGAAATAACCTCTCGCCTTGTTTTTATTTAATTCAGAATCCCCACATATTGGACATCTACAATTAGCAAGACCATCCTTCTTCCATTTAAATTTTTCAAGAGAAGAAGAAACTAGATTGATATATTTCTTGTCAAGATAAAGACTCATTAAAATTTCCAATCATCCGTTTTTGGTTTCTTTTCACTACTTGGTTTAGGTGTAAGTGATATTGCGTTTACTTCTTCCTTCTTAATATCAAACACCTTCATCTTGGCACGATTGATTCCAAGAATAAACTTTCGATTTACCGCAGTATCATTATAACGATTCTTCAATTGCTTGACCATGATCTGATTCATCTCAGCAAGTTCTTCGGTTGAGATAAGAGCAAACATAAAGTCAGCAGTTGCGGGAAGACCGAAAGATTCAGAAGTATCTTCAAGACCAACATCTGAATTTGAATAACCAGAACGAGTTGTTTGTGTAGCACTGAAGATCGGCACATTATATTCTACTGCCAAACCTCGTAGTTCTTCTGCGATAGATTTGATGTATGTGTATGAATTGATATTGTTACCATTCTTCAATCTTGCCGAAGCGCAAATGTTCAGATAATCAATAAAGATAACATCTGGTTTAAATTTACGCTTTAACCAAAGTTCATCTAACAAGAATCTAAAGTGATTCACATTTGCTGTAGCAGTTGGATATTCTTTGATGATAAGTTTACCAGTTACACCAGCACTTAGATTTTGAATTTTCTTTTCATAAATTGTCTTTGGTAAATCTTTTAGACTGTCAAGTGTTACATCAAGAAGATTTGCGTCAATTCTTTCGGCAATTCTTTCTTCTGCCATCTCACATGTAATATACAATACATTCTGATTTTGCTTCAAACAATTCGCAGCATGATGACATAGAAATAGCGATTTACCAACACCTGTTCCTGCCATGACAATATTCAAAGTCTTAGCAGGAGTTCCACCATTAGTAATCTGGTTAAACATTTCAAGATCGAACGGTATCTTCTTTTCTATGGTATGATAAAAATCATATCGTGATTCATAATCTTCAATATAATCGTGACCGATATGAGCATCAAAAGAGACTGCTAATGCCTTTGAAAGTATATCAGGTATCGAACCTTGAGATTGCTGAGACTTACCATCAATAATCTGAATCGATTCCATGATGGCGTTGTAAACTGCTTTCTCTTTACAAAATGTTTCTGTCTCGTTGAACAACCATTCAATGTCACATGATTCTTTATTATGTGATATTTCTTCAATGATGTGTGAGACACGCTTTAGTTCCTCTTGAGTGATTGATTTATTTTTATCAAGAATAATATACAACGCTTCCTTTGTTGGAAGATTGTTATACTTTTGAATAAACTCATGAATTGTTTCAAAAACAAATCTGATAGAACGATCATGAAAATACTCCCTCTTGAGGAAGGGAGTAACTTTTCGTGAATATGTTTCGTTTCTTAAAAGATTGTGTAGTATAAGTTTTTCAACATCGGTCATTCTTCATCCTTAGTTGATGTTTCTCCACCATAACTGAACTTATTATACACTGCCTTGTCGATCTGGTCAAGAATATCCTTAGTAAAATACTTTTCAGGATTATCGTAGATTGTCTTCTCAAATACTTTTGATCCATCAGGAAGTTCAATACGAGTTGAATTTTTCTTGAAGATTCCTGCTTCTACAGCAATATCAACAAGACCATAATATGGATCAATACCTGTATCATAATTCAAACGAATATCTACCATGCTATTTTCTTTGGTAAATCTACCTTTATAAAGTTTAGCATGAATAATATTACCCACTACTTGACCATCTGAATTCTTATCCTTTTTCTTTGAAAGATAGACAATCGTTGATGCTGCGTATTTCAAACCAGTACCACCACCCATCTCAGACATTGGAACATATGCTCCAACAACTTGATAAGTGTGGTTTGTCATAATCATTGGAATCTTTGCGACACCCAACTTAACGGTAAGAACACGGAAGGTTGACTTCACGATCTGTGCGCGAGTCATATCGCGTGTTTCTTTACCTTCAGCAGTATCATTCATCTCCTTGGAGGTTGACAACATACCAAGAGAATCAAGAACAATCATTGTTGGTTTACGACTATCTTGTGGAAGTTCAAGAACCTTATCAACAATTGTAATTGCCTGATGACGAAACTCTTCAATTGTAGAAACAGGAAAGACAGCAATTCTCTTTGGGTCGATACCACGACTCTTGAACATCTCGGAAGTCACTGCTTGTTCTGAATCAAAATAAAGAACTACTGCTTCTGGATTGTCGTTCAAGAACTTAGAAACAATTCCTAAAGTAAAGTATGTCTTACCAGTTGATGACTCACCAGCAAGTGCGAGAATTTTGTTGTTCGGAAGACCAGAATAAATACTGGCACTCAGAAGTCCATTGAAAAGGTAACAACCCGTATCAACAAACCCCGCAACATCGGAACCATCTAAACCATCAGATACAAGGGAAGCATACTTATTTCCCGAAGATTTAACCATTGACGATAAAAAGTCACTCATAATATTCCTTTCATCCAAATAAACTTTCAAGTGTATTTTTCTTTTCCGTTGACCATCCTATAGTATCTAGAATTGTAGTCAATGGATCAATAAATGATTTCTCAAATTGAGTTTTATAATCAATAAATTCATGTAAACCAAACTCTTTTGGTAAAATGTTTACAAATGAAACAATCTGATCTTCTCCACGCATACCGCCAAGCGGATTTGGTTTCTTCAAATGAAGATACTTAATCTTATCACCTTCTATAATCTTTTTGTATTTCTTTGAAATTTTAAAGATGTCAAGGTAGTGATTATAAATCAAAGCACCCTTTACAGCAATGGGTGTTGACTTTTTGTATATTGTACCACGATCACCATACTTTTCCATTCCATGAACACTACGAGGAAATGCGATTTCTTCTGGAGATAAGGTATAGAATTCTTTTCTACATTTCTCAACATATTCAATCATTTCCTCTTCAGTTCCGTTCAATGTAATGTTTACTGCGTTCTTGAGATGCTTACGAACATATTCAGGAGTCGAACTACGAGTTGTTTCGATGCCCATGATCTTGAGTTTTGGTTCGGAGTACCTAACACCTTCCGAATCTAAAACATTCAACATGTATCGTTTTTTGGCAGTCCATATACCTTTATCAGCAATAACTTCTCTACCCATCTGCATTTTATTTTCATACGCATTCATAATCTCAGCAAGTTCCTTGAACTTCTTCTCTATAAATGGAATAATAATTTTTTCAGATGCGTTGTCGAGATAATTTGCTTTCTTTGTCGTTGATTCGTTTGGAACAAACTTATCAACGAGTTCATTGAGATTCAAATAAACAGAGTCGGTATCCGATGCGATTACATAATCGACATCAGATGTTCCGACAGTCTTGTTTATAAACTCATTAAGTTTTTTACCAATCCATTGAATAGCAAGTTGACCAGACAATGTAATTGCTTCTGCTAGTTCAGTAGAATAATACCTGAAGTATTGGTTCCCCACTGCTCCATAAGCAGAATTCAATTGAATTTTTCTTACAAGTTGAAAGTTATGATATTTTGATATATCATTTTCAAGTTGAGATTTCAACACCAAAAGTTGATCATTTGTTAGTTTAGAAAAATCACTCATCAAATATATTGTACAACAGATTTAATGTAAAGTCAAGAGATATTTGGTTGTATTAACAACTGCTAACATTTCATCACGAATATTTAAAAGTTCAGTATCTTCCTCTGACAATTCATCCGACAATTCGTTTTTTAAATAATTTTCAAAATAGTTCAGAACTGGCATTGGATGAGAAGTCTCATATCCATGAAGTTCAATTGTTCTATGTTGCTCAGTATCTTTACCATACTTACCCATGTGGGTTTCGACAAATGAATCAATCAAAGCATCAAGATCTTCATATGCCTTTCCAAGTGCCTTGTGTTCTGCATATGATGGGGTTTGCCAATGATGAATTCTCAATTGATTCTGAAGTGTCAAAAACTTTTCAATGTGTGCCATAGATCTCTCCTATAGCATTATTTATAATTTATCTTTCCATACTCCATCAGCAATTACACCACAATCTGGGATATTATCAGAATTAAACTTTTCTACAGAATAACACTGTGTTAATTTCATACCAGATCTAATTTTATTTAGATTGTCACACTCATCCACTGCATTTGTTTTCTTCTTAAAAACAAGAACACCCTTGCGGGGTTCTCCCGAAGGGTCTTTGATATTATCCATTACAAAGTTGTCTTTATCGGTTACTATTCCGTACATTATTTTTTACCATTCGTTTCTTCAAGAATCTTGAGTATATTTTCAAGCATGTCTACTATGTACCAAATACTACAAAAAACATAGAACATGAAAAAGATAAGAAACCATTCCATGGAATCGCTCATCCGATCTTCACACATCCTTTCTCTCTGACAAGGTAGTTGAACATCTCTCTTCCTACTGCGCGAGTCATTGTTCGAAATTCACCTCTGCTCAAGGCGATCTGTGGAAACTTCACAATATAGTCATCATCTCCATATCCTGGAATGATTGTGATTCCAACCATATTATCATCAACAACATCAGACCAACAGAAATGGACTTCATCAAGGGATGGCAGATGTCTCAGGACGCATGACTTCTCCCAATTCAATTCCAACGGAGATGTATCTGGAACGTATGGATCGCCGTAGCGTTTCATCGCTTCCTCCGAACTCCAATCATACCAGCAATTCCAATCAGCGCAAGTGCCGATGGTGCAGGAACGACAACATAATCAATATTGTCGATTGCGATCTGATTTGAAATACCCGTTCCATAGATCTTGATCTCTGTGATGTTGTTCAGAGGACCAGGGTAGACGCTAGAGATGCTGAGTTTCACTCGCTGTGCCGCAGCGAGTTGTGCTGTATAGGTAAACACTCCCTCTCCATATCGGTATCCTTCAATCACCATCGTCATGGGATTCCATACTGCCGTGACCTCCAGGCTATTCAGTCTCCACAACTCGTTTCGGTTGATCCGATAGTTGTAGAATGAATTCGAACCCCATGTAGTGAAAATGGCACGATCACCAATGATCGCTTCGTCATATCCACCCAATCCTGCTCCACCGACAAGATCGTAATATGCCCACTTGTTATTAAAGATCGCATATGGACTACTTGATTGCACTGTATGTGAACTAGTGAAATTGAATCCTTCATATGTTCCTAGAGGTTCAGAAACGAATCCAGTCGAGGGAGATGAATCTATAAATGTCGGAGCAGGAAGGTTCTCAAAGGTGCAGATCGCACCCTGTGCCGAAGTTGCGAGTAGAGTTGTTGCGATAAGTGTCTTAGTCATTTCTGTTCTCCCTTAGTTGCCTATTCTCTTCCCGAAGTCGCTCAATGGTTTTAAGATTCTCATCTGAGTGTGCCTTCAGGAACTCATTGAAGTCCGTTACCGATGGCGGAAACTTTGCCCACTTTCTTTCATCATTGAAATAGTTCCAACCACGGGAGATGGCATAGTCACCCGCTAGGAATCCTGTCAGGTGATGAAAGCCACAGACTTCCCATCTTGCTTCATCACGCTCTCTGCGTAGTGCATCAAAAGAACTTGTGAGTGTGGCATTGATATTTTCCTTTGCCTCGACTTCGTGTTTGATTGCGTCGATTCTTTCCTCAAGTTCACGGCACTTCTGCACCAACAGGTTGTTCTGATACCGTGCATTCTCAAGTAACTCTGTCAGTCGAAACCTTTCCGACATGGGAGAGTATGGATTCCTGCCACGGAGTCCGTCTAGGTTGTCTCCTGCGAGTAGATCGGGGTCTTCTTCAGGCATCGGTGTTCTCCTTCAGGTACTCCCATCCACGCTTCTTGTATTCCTCGTCCACATCTTCAGAACGACAGGCTTGATCGATGATCCACGACATTGCCTCTCGCCGTGCCTCGTCGCGCTCACGGGTCAGTTCCGCACACTTTGCTACGAGAGATTCAACATGGTCGATGAGTTCTTGCTTTGTGGGTTTCTTACTCATATTGATTTCCTACGTAAATGGGATTCACATCAACGATGTGTCGCCTGTAGTAATCATTCTCTCCCATCACAGGTTCGCCTTTCCAATCTTCTGCGACCATTGCAATCCCGTATTCCTTGAAGGTGATGTATTCAATGACGGTTTCGTAGTCAGGTGCGTATATCACTCTACCCACCCAATCGTATCCTACTGGAATTGCTCTTTCAACTCGTCTTTGGTGTCTCTTACTCCATTGCCGTGCCACCGTCTTTGGAGTGTAGCGAACGATCTTCGGATAAGTCATCATCGTATCATTCGGAGTGGAATAATACAGGTCAGACATCGGTTCCATGGGTTCCATGACAAGCATCTCGCGCTTCTGAGGATCATACGGTTCTCGCTTGCCATTCCAAGGACCGCCGTGGTAGACCACCATGTGTGGTTCTTCGGAAGAGTTCTTGTTGAGAATATCATTGATGACTTTATCATCTTTGTATGTGGCGGAATAGATGCTCATTCCTTCTTCACCATGTCGAAGAGTCTACGGGCAATGTACACCATGTCCGCAAAGTCATCGCCGTAGTTTGGATACTCATCTGTTCCCTCAACTCGTTTGTCCTCCGCTGCAAGTTCCTCTTCATGGAACTTGATCGTCTTCTCCATGTCTTGCAGAGACATGATGTGATCGGAGGAACCGCATGTGAGGTTTTTGAAGTAGTCTAGTGGATTTTCTTCGTTTGTCATAATGGGATTGGTGGGACTTGAACCCACAAGGTCTACTGACCGACAGATTTTAAGTCTGTTGCGTATGCCATTCCGCCACAATCCCGAACTACCCCGCCTAGATTTGAACTAGGAAAAAGAGATCCAAAGTCTCCTGTGATACCGTTTCACCACGGGGTATTAAAACACATTACTTGCGAGTGCGTACATTGCGATACCACTCGCCGTTCCTACATTCAGACTCCTGACAGTTCCATATTGCTTAATATACAATCTGTGGTCACAGATGTCAAGGATTTCTGTTGGAAGACCGACTTGTTCTTGACCAAATGCTAGAACATAATGTGTATTTGTATTCCAT